AGGTGGCGTACTCGGTATTGGAACCACTCTCAGCGGTTTGCACGTCATCAGAGACGATCACGCGCAGACCCATGAAAGTAGGAACTGCAACCGAACCAAAGGCAGTAGCGGTCGAACCTTGCGATGCGCTGGTGTCAGCGGCACCGGTGTTGTCGTAGATGTAGTCGATCGCTTTGCGCTCAACAAGGTCGTAGTAGACCTTGCTGTGGCAGCACATAGCGGTCAGCTTGTCACCTTGATCACCCAGCAGTGCGCGAGCCTCTGCAACGTGGCGGGGGCTAAGCACAGTGGGGCTATCGCCAGACCCACCGTCGATGGTCAGGTCGAAGAAAGCAGCGCTGCTAGTGGTGGTGTTGACAGAGCCAAACACGCCGCCAAGGCAGGACAGCAGGTCCTTCTGACGCTGGTTAGCAACGTAGTCAGCGATCTTGGCGCCAATGGCAGCCATCGGGTCGGCACCAGCAGCCAGAGCTGCCAGATCACGAGCCTCGAAAGCACGACCACGGTGCAGGATCACGCCAACTTGCTTATCAGCAGTGATTTTGCCGGGGGTCAGCGAAGAGCTGTCAGACAGCACCTCGAAGTCGCCAGACAGGTTGGCCTTCCAGAAAGGCACGTTGATAAAATCACCACCCTCAGCAGCATTTAGCTCCGCCATGGGCTGCACCACGCCGCTAGCCAAAAAGGCATCACGCTGCGTGGTTTGCTCAATGACGTAAGGCGTAAATACCTCGGGGATGATGATGTCAGAGCGAAGAGTCGCCATGAGTCATCCTCAGAATTGGTTTACGGTGTGGGCGCAGCCCTAAATCACCAGCGCAGCCGGTTGGCAATAGCTTAACGGTTCGCCATTGCTTTCATCCGATCATACATGTCACGGTCTGTTCTAAACAGACGTGCTTGCTCAGTCAGATTGAATGTTTCCTTGTTGAACGGATTGGTCATACCGGGCGGAATGCTGTTGCTGGTAACACCAGCAGCCGGCGCACCACTGCCTTGCGGCTTGGGTTGCTTTTGCATCCAGCTAGGCAGCGTCTGCTTAGCCCATTCGCTAACAGGTGTGCGCTGGTAGCCGTCAACAACAACCACGGTGCCATCAGCTTCGCGCTCGATCTTGTCGGCACTCAGTTTGGTCTTGAGCACCATATCAGGATCGTGCACAATGTCAGCCAATGCCGTGACCGCTGGCGTAATCAGCTCTAGCTCTCGGACACGGGCTTCAAGGTCGCTGATGCGCTGGTCCTTTTCTGCCGTCGCCTCACGGAACTGCTGCTCCAAAGCCTGTCTGGCTTCGGTGTATTTGCCTTGGGATTCAAGCTGCTGCTGCTCGTAATTGCGCTTGAACTCAAGCAGTTCTTCAACATTGACACCATCAGGCAACTTCTTTGACTTGGCTTGCCGTAGCTCAGCGATTAGTTCTTGATTTTTGCGCTCAAGTGCCTCGACGCTGCGCTGCAACGCTTCGGTATTTTCAACCCCAGTAGCCGCAAGCTCCTGAGTTTGTGTTTCGTCAGACATGGATAAGCCGCAGGCTTAATTACGCTGTCATCGTAACGGCGCGGCACGATCGTGTCAAAGCGTGAATGGGATACGCCTGTCCGTCAGCCGTGGAATCCGCTCATCAAGCAATGCCTTGATGCGGTAGATCGGCATGAGCATCTGTATCGCACCACTGGCAATGGCTGGCACGCTGCCAAAGCTCAGGATCTGCGGTGGTACATAGCTGAGCTGAAAACGTGGATTCACGCGCAGGAGCGTGTCACCACTTCGTCTTGCTTGACCACCACGCAGCACTGAGTTTACCTTTAGCGATGTTGGCCGCGTGCCGAGCTTTAAACGATGCCCTTCTGGCTTTGTCCGCTGCTGATTCTCCTTTTCGTGCTGGTGAGCCAGATACGCCTTGCTGACCGAATCTGATCAGCTTGACGGTATCACCCTCCTTGGCGAGCACCGCATGGGATTTTGTCGGATGCTTCGGCGTCCGCTTCGGCTTGTTGTAGCCGTCAAACTGCTCGCCGCGGTAGGTGATCATCGCTTTGGTGCCCGCTTCAGTTCTGACCGTTTCTTGATGACCGAATTACCAGTTGACTCAGACTTGATCCGCACGATCGGATCGTCCATGCTGCCAACGCGGGTGACGCTACCACCGCCCTGCGTGGGTATGGTCGCCCGCTCGCCGCCAATGCTGGTGATAACGCCAAAGGTGCGGGTGCCTTGGTAGTTCCAGCTAACCCGGTCGCCGCGTTTCATTTCTTTTTGCCTCCTTTCTTGGGCATGGGCTTTTGAGGCTTAGCAGGTCCGGTGTACTTAGGCATGGCTTTAGCGCTTGGGTTTACGTTTGCGGCTTTTGCCGGCTTTTGCGTACGCGATTGCTGCCGCCTGAGCTGGTGTCTTGCCTGCCTTGATCTCGCGCCGGATGTTTTCGGAGATCACCTCTTGAGACTTACCGCGCTTTAGGGGCACCGTATCGAGCACGCAACTGATCCAAGGTTAGCTCTGACCCGTCGTCGCGGACCAGCTTGGCGATGGCAGCTTTGGGTCCATATTTAGCCGACAGCCGATCGAAGTAAGCAACCTTGCTGGCGCCTAACGCTTTGGCTTTGACTGGCAGTGGTTGCTTTGCAAGCCACTCGCCGTAAGATTGATCTGCAGGCACCTGTCCCGCAGCACTGGCACGGGTGCCTGTTGGTGGCGGTGTAAAGCCCAGCTCGTCGTAGTCGATCACCGGCACTGTCGTCGAGCGGCAGTTGAAATGTTGCGGCGGAGTTGGACCTTTGCCGTATTCAAACTCTCGACCATCCAATGCACGACAAATGCTGCTGGTGCGGGTATCCAGTGTTGCCACATAGCGATACTTCTTTGTAATGTCTTGATTAGCTTCATAAACCTGCTGGCTGGCGGTATTTGCCACTTGGTTGACGCTAGTGCGGATCAGCGTCAGCACCTGATTGTCTGCTACTGCCGTTGCCTGTCCGCCTGCTGCGATGAGTTGCGGCACCGTGCGCGCTTCTTCGCCGAACTGCAATCTGCCGATCAACCGCCTAGCGATTTCTGACGTCGGCTCGCCGGTAAGGAGTCCTTGCCTTACTACTTGCGAAAACCGCTCAGCTTGATCGACGGCAATGCCTCGAAATGCCTTTGCGACCACCTCGCCATTTGGCAGCGTAATAGTCGCACCTTGGGCAGCGGTCAGCGAAAACGTAGTCGGGGCGCCCTGTACAGCAGCAAAAAGGTCATCAGAAAGTGCGACCACGTTGAGCTGCGTCGGGTCGGTTGTAACCACCGACTGCGCAAACTGCGGGCTGATTTCAACGGTGCGCACTGCATCACGAGCACCGGCAGGTAGCGCGCGTGCTAACTGATCGGTGACAAACTCCGACTGCAACTGCGCGATGCCTTGCAGCTCTAGCGCGGTCAGCTCAGTCGCATCACCTGCCCAAGTAGCAAGGCTGTCTTTCAGTTGCGCCAAGATCGCGCGTAGTCTGGCCGCCTTGACTGGTGCCGCCAGCTCATCAATGACCCGCAACTGGTTGACGCTATCAATGATGATGTCGTTGTAAGCATTGATGATCCGCCGCGCGACGCTGTTGCTGTAGCGGTTCAGGTCAATCGCATTGCGGTATAGCGCCTCTGGTGTGCTCATGAAAGGATGCCAAGCTGCTCTGGTTTGTACTGCGATCTGATGCTGACGTTGGCGCCACGGGTCAATGCTGTACGTACAACAGCCGCAAATGCGTCATAGCCGTTCTGCCCATCTTCAAGTAGCACGATCTCGTCCACTTCGTCAGCTTTGCCCTGTTTGTACCACGTTGTGCGCACGATTGCCAGAATCTCATCCGGCAGTTTGCACATGGTGTAGTCAAGCTCCTGCCTGCGCGGCTTCTTCGGCTCCACTGCGATCATCACCGCTACCAGCCAGTCTGTCAGCCAGTCCAGTAGACGGTAGATCCATGCCCGCATTGGAGGTCGCCTCAAGCTCTTCGTCTACATCAAAATTATCGCCAAGGACATCGCCTTCGGCCAGCTCACGCAGCAGGGTTTCTTGGCTGATCGTGCCAGCGGTGTACAGCGACAGCAGGGCGGTAATGTCCTGCGGCTCAAGGCGTGCACCAAGGAAATCGCGGTTGACGTAGCTGCTGCCGGCAGCGGTGGCATTGCCAAGGTACTGCGCATGGAACTGCAGGCTGTTGTCGATCATGTCCTGCATGTTTTGCGCGATCACCATCATGGTGCTGTCGCCTTGACTGCGGTCGATGCGCTTTGCCTCGGCGGTCTCGGCACTCAGCTTCTGACCTAGCACTGCCGATAAGCCCAGCTCGTTGATCTGCATGGCAAGCTGCTCTAGGCGCTTGAACTGCGCCTCAAAGCTGCGACCCGCTGGCTCGATGTATTCAGCACGCCCTTCGGCTGGAAATGCGATCGCCTCACCGGGTCCGGCTGATACTTCTTCAGCAGCAGACGGGAATCCATAAAACGCCAGCATCGGCACGGCGCTGATGTGCAGTTGGTTATCAAGGTCCGACTGCACCTGATAGGTCTTTAGGTTCAGCTCTGCGATGTCTTCCAGCGGTGGGCGTGACTCCATAAACGCGCTGCGTTGCGCGTAGGCAATGCTGAACGGGATCTCGCTAAGGCTCGTGCGGCCTTCATCGACGATGGTGTATTCGCCGCTGTCATTTTTGCGGTGGATGCGGTATTCACCTGGCGTCAGCACACGCACTTGCTCGACTGCCTTCTCGCCAAACTCACCATCAGGCACGGTGACAACTTCGCTAAGCCTTAGCTGCGTTAGGACCTGTTTGCCCTCTTGCTGCTCAGTACGCCAGCCAAGGATCTGACGCGGCGTATAGGTCACCCAATAAGGTCTACCCCCATCAGCAGGCGCATCCACCAAAGTACCAATGTGGCCATAACGGACCATCTTGCGGGCTGCTTCATAGGTCCAGACGTTGAGGTCATTGCCTTGCAGGTCTACATCAAACAGTTGCTCGCGGATGACATCAGCGGTGTCATCCAGCCTTACAGGCTTGCGGGTCAGCATGCCAGCCAACATGCGCTCTAGGCGGATGTAATACGGCGGGCAGACGCTACGTGCTAGGCGGTTGTCGTAGGACTCGTCCAGTTCGCGCGGCTCCTGCGGCAGGTAACGGCGATGCTTTTTGCGCATCCCGTAGGTGCCTTGCAACAGATCTTCGATCAGAACCCAATGCGGCTCTTGCGCATACCAACTGGTGTTGGGGTCGTTGACTTTGGTGACGGTGCGCTCTGCCAGCGGCCTGTCATAGAAGTTGTAACCGCTATACACAGCGCACCAATGCCGACAATGCCGTCAGTTTAGGCGCTGGCACGCTGGCTGATTCTGATGTGCTTCAGCAGCACGTTCGCGGCCTGCGTCAACGCCAGCGATGTAGACGCACAGCAGCAGCACGATAGCGGCTGCGCGGTTGATCCAAGGGTTGTTGATCATCTCACTCGTTGATAAAGGCTTGAACTTGGCGACGGTCGTACCACAAGGTGCCGTTGCCAGATTTTTCGACGATCAGCAGGCTGCCCCAGAAATTGACAAACTCGTCAAGGGTGTAGCCAGCTTTTTCGAGCGTGTAGAGGATGTCGGCGGTGAGGTGTGCGGGACTGGTTGCCATGGGTGAAATCCGTTTGGGATGACCTAAGTATGGCACCCTATGCCGCCGTGGTCAACCCCCGTTACACTTGTTAATAAAGGCGCACTCCTGTGCCGCGGCCAGCGCCGGCGTGCAGCGGGTTGAACTCACGCCAGACCAGATAGCCCAAGGCGTCGTTCATGTGGTCAAAGCCGGCATCCTTGTCCGGTTCGCCCTTGTCGTTGTAGCACTGCAGCTCAAGGCACTCGATCACGCGCTTGCACTGTGCTGCTACCTGCAACCGCACCTGACCCTTGCCGTTCTCCAGCAAAGCCTGAACAGCAGCCACCCGATCACGGACGGGAGGATTGCTCCGCGATGACTGGTTGCTGAAGCCATAGCCCTCAAGAATCTGGATGTCAGTCTGGCTTGCGTTGGTGCTCCGGTTGCCGCCGCTGGCATCTGGGTAGACGTACACCTGCTGCTGCGGGTAACGTCTGCGGATCTCCTGTGCTAGGGCATCGGTGTCATGCGCGCCGGCGATCTCGTCGATCACGGTCAGCCCATTACCAAGCCGCACCGCGATGACGGCTGACATATTGCCAATGTTGAAGTCCACGCCAATACGAAGCGGCTCTGATGCAGTATCTGGTGGCTCCGCGATGCAGTGTTTGTCGCGGCTGAACCTGTCATACACCTGCCCTGTTGTCAGGTTGACAAACTCGCCGTCAAGGTACGCCCGCAGCAGGCTGGGGTCATAGTTGGCCTCTAGCCGCTCGATGAAGTCCGGCGGCAAGTGCGGGTTGTCAGCGGTGCGCATCTTGATCAGATGTCGGTCACTGCGCTGCTTGGCCTCATCGGTGCCGAACGTGTTCCACATCCACCGGAACCCTTCAGGCGTTGATGCCGCACCAAACTGCCGCACATTGCCACTGCGCAGGCGACCAAGGATTTTCGGAAATGCCTTATTAGCAATGCTTGGCGTCACGGTGTCGATCTCGTCCGCCAGCACCCATGCAAGGTTCAAGCCGATAATGCGTGACCAATTCTCAAAGCTGCGGCACAGGATTTTTGTATCACCGCCTGGCAGGTGCAACATGTACTCAGGCAACGGGCTAGCCCTGAACGTGTACGGAATGTCATACGCCTCAAGGAATGCCTCAAAGTCCGTCTGCCAGATGTCCCTAATCAGCGGTCCAGTTGGCTCCATCACCGCACCGATGAACCCTTGATTGGCCGCGGCCAGCATCACGGCCTTAGCGCATAGCGCCCGTGTCTTGCCGGCGCCATAGCCGGCGCTGATGCCTAGGATCTGCGTGCTGCTGTCATCTACAAACGCAAGTTGGCCGGGATGCAGGTCAGCACGTATGCGGTCCAGCAGTTCGCCGGTATCCTCAGGCGTCTGCTGCTGCATGAACGCCAGCAACGGCTGCGGCTCACAGATGCCGGTAACGAGGCTCACGACATTTCAAATCGAAGCAGCCTTGCTTGCTTATCAAGCGCCATCAGTGCCGTACCTAGTTGATTGTTGTCTGCCGCTCGGCGTTCATATTCCTGCAACCGCGCAAGGGCAGCCTCAAGCCATTGCGGGCGCGCAAGCTCTGCATCTAGCGCGAGGAGTTGGCGAGCACGAGCGATGTAAGCATCAGCTTGACGCTCACCAACCCCCCAGTTTTCTGACGCAAATTGTATAATTTGCCTTCTACTATGTGCACGCAATAGCAAGCTGTACACAGCATTTACACGCTGGTCAGATTCGGTATTGTTGCACTTGCGCGCCATTGGTATCAGTTACGGATTTGCACTGGCATAACTAAGTATGTCATATCCATGCTACTCGGCGTCAACACGACCGGAGCCGTCTGCGCATTGGCGGACAGTGTAACCGTTTCGGAATCACGCATCGCCTTGAGGCCATCCAGCAGGTAATGCACGTTGAAGCCCCAGTGGCCTTTAGCGGTGCCGTCGTAGGCGATGATTTCAGTGCCGTTGTTGGCATCGGCCTCAGCGGTGATGGTCAACTGCTTGCCAGCGGTCAGCTTGACGACATCCGCAAGGAGCGCCACACGCTCCAGCGCACGAGCAAAGCGGTGCCGGTCCAGCGTGATGGTGTGCTCAAAGCTGGCAGGCACCAATGCGGCCACATCGGGGTACTTGCCATCAAAGATGCGGCTGTAGATGGTGATGCCATCACCGGCATCGATGACGGCCTGACCAGTGGCGGTAGCAACCGTGACGCTGCGATCCTGCAGCAGCTTCATTGTGGTGGCCGGTAGCACAAGGTCGATGCCATCAGGCAGCTCTACCGGCACGCGCATGAGTCTATGACCATCGGTTGACTCCATGACGCCTGCTGCTAGGTGGATGCCTTGCAAGATCTGCTTGCTGGCATCGGTGCTGACGGCTGCCATGCAGGCGCGCACGCCAGCGGTCAGGTCCAACTCAGCGCTAGGAGCCTCTACAACAGGCAGAGCGGGGTAATCGGCTGCATCACACGCAGCAAGCCCATAAGAGCCGCTAGAGGCGCTTACAGAGCCATCTGAGAGGGTTACAGGCTCACCATCGTCCATGCGGCTAATCAAACCAGCCAGCAAGCGGTACGGCAATGCCACGGCGCCAGCGGTATCAACAGCAGCAGGCACGCGGACGGTGATGCCTAGCTCCAAGTTGAAACCGGTCACGGTCATGGCGCCGCCGTCGGCGGTGATGAGGCAACAGTCAAGGATCGGATGCGAGCTGCGCACGCCGATCGCTGGTGCAATGGTGCGCAAGGCGTGACTGAGGTCAGCCTGCGTTGTGATGAGTTTCATGAGGCGGCTTCGGTAAGGATGGAAATGAGCCGGTGATAGTCGGCTTCAAACGAGCTGACCAGTTCAGCCGGTATTGGCTGCTGATCATCCTGCGCATTGTCGCGGATAGCCGCGGCATACGCAAGCGCTTGGGTCATGCAGTCATGGAGTCGGTTGATGACCGGTTGCTGCTTGACGGAGATGTTGATGCGATCCATGTGATAACAAACGCGACGATGTGCTCCACCATGCGCCGTGGAATGTCACCACGGACGCAGGTAAGCGCTTCGGACACTAGTCGGTGATAGCCGGCAACGCTGAGTCCTGCGTCACAGTTCGCAACAAGCGCCCGCGACCGGATCAGCTCCGACCGGCTGACGCCCGCCATGGCTGCGTGGTGGTCTAGCACTGCAAGGTCTGCAGGCGTGAACCGGACTTTGATTTCCTTCATTCGGTGGCGGACGCAAAGAATGCAGTGTACAACAGCGTTTTCAGCGATGGCGGACGCAAGTAGGTCATAGGCGGACGCAAAAAACCTAGTCGTAGCAAGGGAGGACGCAAAATCGCGGTTTTTCCTTACCCCCTATATGTTTCACGTTTCTTCCCCCTTCTCGTTTTTCTATACACGTTATTTATCCCCTATTTGCGTCCGCCAAGGTAAAAAGATAGATATAGACAGGGTTTTTGCGTCCGCCATTTGCGTCCGCCTAGCGTCCGCCGTGACGCAAGTTGCGTCCGCCAACCGTCTCACCATGCGTCCATCTTGAGACCCTCGATAAGACGGTCTCTGGATTTGCCGCCTCGGGCGGACGCAAGTTTCGGGAAGATTTGGCGTAGCGCCGGCACCAGCAGCCGTGGCGCCTTGACCGTGCGGTCGCTCGGCGGGTCCATAAGCCAGCGGTCATTCTTATCTAGATAGCCCTCATCTCTGTACCAAGTTTGCAATGCATCCCAAACGCGCTTTACGGCCACCGATGAACCTTCTTCATAGTGCAATCCAATAGCGTCACAAAACTCCCAGATGTGACAACTTGCACGCCTTACATCTTCCATTGCCTGCCGGCCTGAGCTGTAATCAATGCCATGCTCAATGGACAGAGACAATCCCTCTAGCAGCCAATTTAAGAACGCTGGGCATATCTGCTGCTGGATAAAGTCTGGGTCATCCTTTAATCGTGGGTCGGCTTGAATGTGGCTTGATTCTGTAGGCGTTGCCATGAACGTCTTGCAAAACTTAAACACATGAAACCGCGTCTCAATGGCCACCTGATCGCCTGCTAGCGATGGGTCTTTGTTCAGGTTGAACACGAAGAGCGATGAGGGTACAAACTGCGATTCCTGTACACCTTTCAGCTCGTAAGACAGCTCTTCGCCGCTGATAGCAGCCTTGAGGGATTGCAGGTTGTCAATGTGTACAAACTGGCTGTTTTCAGATGACCAGTTGACCGATGCACCACGCAGCGGAGCGATCGGGAACTTGCGGCCTTGGTCGTACTGGCGGAAGTCAGCCAAGGTGCAGGACGTGAAATTGCGGCTGCCAAGGGTGTCGCGCAGGGCGGTGCGGATGGTGTCTTTGCCGTTGCTGCCTTCACCGATCATGAGCACGGCCCGTGGCCTGCCGCGTGTGGCGCGGTATTTGGTTAGGTCAAGACCACTGCCAAGGATGCGCTGCAGCGTGTCGCGGTCGGTCGGTTCAACAGCTTCGAGCAGCCGCCATAGGTGTTGCGGGTTTGCTTCGGGGTCGTAGGCATAGGCGGTGACGTATGTGAACGCCGTGTCTGGGTCGTGTGGCGTAAAGCTGTAGTTGAGCTTGCGGCCATTCCATGACCACGACACCACGCCATTGGCGCAGTTGATCGCATTTGATGGGTTGACTGGTACTGGGTCCAGCAGCCGCCGCATCCACACCAGCGCCTCATCGACGTATTTAGGGCGCTTCCATGGGTAGGAGTGCTCGCCAGTTTTGGCATCAACGACATGCATTTGCGACAGCAGCGCTGCAATGCTGGGCGCCAGCTCTTCATCGGTGATGGGCTTGTAATGGGTGCCGCACCAGTAATGGAGCACGTTGTCAACGCAGATCCAGCGTGGCGACTGTGACTGGAAAACGTGCTGGACCACAAGATCTAGCCATTCGGTATCGGTTTTGCTGTAGAGGCGCAGGTTGATGACCTCTGGCTCTACGGCTTGACGCTTACCACGAGCAACGGGAACTGGCGGCTTCCAGCCGTGATGCCGCGCCCAGTACCAAAAGGTGCCAGCACTGATCTGGTCGCCACCTGAGCTGGCGATCTGTTGCAACCCCTTCCATTCAGGGCTGTGCTGCTGCATGAGGCTGATGGCTTGATCTACGTCGCCGCAGGCTTTGATCAGACCCCAGAAAATGTTGCGGTAAATGTGGTAGGTGCCGGTACCCGGCTGCCGTGGCGGTATGCAGGCAAGCGCCTCGCGCACTTCATCAATGCTGCGCTCGATCGGTTCGGCATGGGACTGCGCTGGCTTTTCGTGCTTGTAATAGGTCTCAGACGGCAGCGCTGCTTCGATGTCTGCAACGCTATAGCGGTGCCCTGTATGGGACACCATTTGGCACATCTCGCCTAGCCCGCCATCAGCACCGACGTGGTAGGTGCCCGGCAATCGCATGACACGAGCAGGATTTTTGATGCTGCGATCTGCATCGGCGTAATCAAGCAAGCGAGCTTGCAGCAATCGCCAGTGCTCAATGGTGATCGGCTCGGACAGAACCCAGTAATTATGTATCGACTTGCCGCCGGTTGAGACCTGCATAGTCGGCTCTGGCAGCCGCAGTTCTTTCCATGCGGTGAGCTGCCAATCGGTTGGCCGGTTGTCCCATTCGCAGAAGAATGCGCGGCAAGTGGTGATGTCTGCATCCTTGTCGCCGCCGTCGTTGATGACCACATAAACGCCGCGGCCTTCGCGCTGCCATTCGTTAATGCGGATGCGCGAAAAACCGCCTTTGCGGCCAGCGTCATCAGCTTTCTTAGGATTCTCCGCGTGATAAAACGCCCGCAGGCGAATCTCTCCGGCAGGCTTGCCAAGCGCATGGACAAACTGCCTGCCCAGCTCAAAGTCAATTTTCTTCATGCCTGCTCCCTGTATCCAGTGGCGGGCAACAGACCTTGGCCGTGCAGCCGTATGGCCTGCTGGAGCAGCAGCCTGATCGCGGCGCTGCGGGAAATGGTCTGACCACGCCAAGAGTCCAGCCATTGCAACTGGTCTGGCGACAGGCGTAGCGGTATTGGTCTGGCAAGCGGCATCGGCTTCCGGCTGGGTGCTTGACAAGCGTATACGATTAGTCTACGGTGTCAAGGCCAAACAGTTCATGACATGGACAAGCAATGTTGTAAATGCCGACATTCGCACGCCAAAAGTAATTCATTGTTTGAATGCCGGTTTCACGCGCCTACGACTCAAATTGTTGGCGTAGTTCGCGACCTTGAGGATCAAGGATACGCATTGGCAATTTGGCCTGTTGTTGAGGCAGATGATTGGTGTTCTGAATTTCATTGGGACAACAGATAAACATTGAAATCAAATGACCTACAAAGACTTCCTAGCCTCAAAATCCACAGCCTGCGCGCCTGCAGGTTTTGACCCGCCTAGCTTCACCGCGCCGCTGTTCCCTTTTCAGCGGGACATCGTGACCATGGCTTGCCGTGTCGGCAAGTTCTGCATCTGGGCTGACTGCGGCATGGGCAAAACGGCCATGCAGCTTGAGTGGGCGCATCAAGTGCATCAGCACACCGGCGGCAATGTGCTGGTCCTAGCGCCGCTGGCCGTGGCGCATCAGACCGTGAGAGAGGGTGCCAAATTCGGCATCCCGTGCGCGTTCGCTGCGACGCAAGCCGACGTGCAGCCCGGCATCACGATCACCAACTACGAGAAGCTCAGTCATTTTGATCCAGCAGCTTTTGACGGCGTGGTGCTCGATGAGAGCAGCATTCTCAAGGCGTACACCGGCAAGATCCGCAACCAGATCATTGAGTCGTTCAGCCAGACACCGTTCAGGCTGGCCTGTTCAGCCACACCAGCGCCCAACGATCACATGGAGCTTGGCAATCATGCTGAGTTCATCGGCGTGATGACCCGCACCGAAATGCTGGCCATGTTCTTTGTGCATGATGGGGGCGACACGAGCAAATGGCGCCTCAAGGGTCACGCCAAGGACAAGTTCTGGGAGTGGGTCTGCAGTTGGGCGGTTACCATCCGCAAACCATCGGACCTTGGCTACGAGGATGGCAACTTCATCCTGCCTGAGCTGCGGATCCAAGACTGCACAGTTGAGACACCGCGCGAGGCTATGGCAGATGATGCTGTCCAGATGGCACTGTTTGCTATGGAAGCCCGTACGTTGAGCGATCAGCGGCAAGTGCGTAAGGCGTCACTGCAGATGAGGGTCGATGCCGCTGCGGCGCTGGCCAACGACAGCACTGAGCAATGGCTGATCTGGTGCGATCTCAACGATGAGTCAAAGGCACTCACTGCTGCCATTGATGGCGCGGTCGAGGTATGTGGTAGCGATAGCGATGACCACAAGCGCAAAGCCGCGATTGATTTCCAAGACGGCAAAATCCGCGTACTGGTCAGCAAGCCCAGCATCTTTGGCTTTGGCTTGAACTTTCAAGGTTGCCACAATGTCGCCTTTGTTGGTTTGTCACACAGCTACGAGGCGTTCTATCAAGCGATCCGGCGTTGCTGGCGTTTTGGTCAGCAGCATCCGGTCAATGCACACATCATCTACGACGTGGCTGAAGGGCGCGTGATTGAAAACATCCGCCGTAAAGAGGCGGACAGCATCGCAATGGCTGAATCAATGGTCACCATCATGAAACAAACCACTATGGAACAACTCAAGAAGATCCAGCGTCAAGTGGCGCCGCATGTCACTGAGCACAAGTCCGGCGACAATTGGGATCTGTACATGGGCGATTGCGTCGAGAGCATCAAGCAACTCGATTCCGATAGCATCCACTACAGCATTTTCAGCCCGCCCTTTGCGTCGCTGTACACCTATTCAAACAGCGACCGTGACATGGGCAACAGCCGTAATGATCAGGAGTTTTTCGATCACTTTGTCTATCTAGCCAAGGATCTGCATCGGGTGATGATGCCCGGCAGGCTGATCAGTTTCCATTGCATGAACCTGCCCAGCAGCAAAGAGCGTGATGGCTTTATCGGCGTCAAGGATTTCCGCGGTGACATGCTGCGCATCTTCCAGTCGGCTGGATTTGTGTTCCATTCAGAAGTATGCATCTGGAAAGATCCAGTGACTGCGATGCAACGCACCAAAGCGATCGGGTTACTACACAAGCAAGTGCGCAAGGATTCAGCCCTTAGCCGCCAAGGCATCCCTGACTATTTGGTCACGGTACGCAAGCTGGGCGACAATCCTGAGCCATGTGAAGGACCATTTACGAAGTTTGCCGGCGAGAATCCACCCGCCAAAACTGGCGACGCGATCAAAGACAGCATCAACATCTGGCAGCGGTATGCCAGCCCTGTATGGATGGACATCAATCCATCTGACACGCTGCAATACCGCAGCGCCCGCGCCAATGAGGATGAGCGACACATTTGCCCGCTGCAGCTTGAGGTGATCCGCCGCGGACTGCAGCTTTGGAGCAATCCAGGCGATCTGGTGCTCAGTCCATTTGCCGGCATCGGCAGCGAGGGATACGTCAGCCTGCAGATGCAGCGGCGCTTCGTTGGCTTCGAGTTGAAGCCCAGCTATTTCAACTGCGCGGTCAAGAACCTGAAGCAGGTTGAGGCACACAAGCAAGGGGAGTTGGTGTGATGCAAATCGTCTTAGATACTTGGACCTTTGAGGAATGCAGATTGTGCGCACTTCAAAGAGATTCCAACAGATTGAACTCAACGGATTACAGCAGCGACAAAACCGATGACAAAAGCATCTGGAGCTTTTGCGGCGTTGTAGGAGAGGTTGCATTGTTGACTTATTTCAATCTCAAACCAGATTGGAAGTACCTCTCTACTGATGAGGGCTTTTGTGGCGTTGATGTTGGAGAGCTATGGGAGGCTAGGTCAATGATGAAAGGGAGCAACAGACTGTTTTTGTGGTCTGATGAAATTCGCAAAGATTCAAAGCTTTCATGCGCTTGGAGCAAAATAATTGTCAATCTAGAAAGCAGAAGCTGCGAGATAGCAGGCTGGGCTATGGGTTATGAAATTGCTGATTCAGGCGTACACGCCAAATACGATTGCAAGCGCAGCTCGTATTTCCTGTCTAATTCTAACCTAAGGAATCATGTTGACCCAACAATTGATAATGACACAGCCATTTATCTGCATCATGATTTTTTAAACAAAGCTGCTTGATCGTCATGAACCTCCGCCCTTACCAAAGCCAACTAATCACCGACATCCGCCTGCAGTACCAGCTCGGCAAACGCACGGTGCTGGCGGTGCTACCAACCGGCGGCGGCAAGACGGTGTGCTTCAGCTACATCGCCCAGTCAGCCGCCAAGAAGGGCAACCGCGTGTGCATTTTGGTGCACCGCGCTGAGCTACTGGACCAAGCCAGCCGCAGTCTCACGGCGATGGGCGTGACACATGGTCGCATCCAATCCAGCCGCAGCATGGACCTAAGCCACGCGGTGCAAGTTGCATCGGTGCAGACCCTTGCGCGCAGGCTGCACAAGCTGCCGCCGGAGTTTTTCAACCTGCTCGTGGTTGACGAGGCGCACCACACCAGTGCTGGCCAGTGGTCCAAAGTGCTGCAGCATTTCCACAAGGCGCATGTGCTTGGCGTGACGGCTACCCCATGCCGAGGCGACGGGCGCGGCCTTGGCGACCACTACGAGACCATGGTGCTAGGACCATCAGCCCAGTGGCTAACAGATAACGGCTATCTAGCCAATGCCCGTGTGCTGGCGCCGCCGGGCTTCAACGCTGACGGCCTGCGCAAAAAGATGGGTGACTTTGACACCAAGCAAGCAGAAGAGCGCGTCACCACGATCATGGGCGATTGCGTAAGCCACTACCGCAAGCACCTGTCAGGCCAGACGGCAATTGCGTTCTGCTGCTCTGTGGCACATGCCGAAGCCGTAGCACGCTTGTTCATGTCCCAAGGCATCGCCGCAGCCAGCATTGATGGCAGCATGACAACAGACCAGCGCAGCGACCTATTAACAGCACTGGGATCTGGCAGGCTCAAGGTGCTGACATCCTGCTCACTTATTGGCGAAGGCGTGGACGTGCCAAGCGTCGGCGGTTGCATCCTGCTTAGGCCAACGCAGTCGGTGAGCTTGCACCTCCAGATGATCGGTCGTTGCCTGCGCCCCAATGGCAACAAGACTGCTGTGGTGCTTGATCATGTTGGCAACACGCTGCGGCTAGGCCATCACCTAGAAGAACGCGACTGGACCCTAGACGGCGCCCGCAAACGCGACCGCGATCAAGCACCATCGGTCAAGGTGTGTCCCGTGTGCTTCAGTACCAGCCCCAGCGCTGCACAGATCTGCCGCGAGTGCGGGCATGTGTTCGCACCACAAGAGCAACGCGAGCTGAAGGTGGTCGAAGGCGAACTGCAGGAGCTGCAACGCCAGCAACGCCGCGAGCAAGGTAGCGCGCAGACACTGCAACAACTCATTGCGCTTGGGCACCAAAGAGGCTACAAAAATCCTGTGGCTTGGGCAAAGCATGTCTTAGCCGCCCGTCAAACCAAAGGCCAATGGAGCAAAGTCAAATGAGCAAGTTTTGTATTGAGTTAAAGGGCATGATGCTGCCCGATGCCATCGCGGCAGTTGTAATTGCATGGCATGACGCGCAAGACACTGAACCGATAAATATTGATGATGAATGGCATGAAAGGGTGCGCAGCGAGATCAGAAGGCAGCATGGCAGAGGTTGGGTTTTAAGAAGTGTTGGAAAAAGTCGATTTAGACCGCAAGGGATGGCGCAACTTATCCACAGAAAATCAGATAACACCAAAAGTACTACTGTTTTGCCTTATGAATACAGTCATGAAAATGAAAACAAAATACTTAAATGCGCTCTGCATTTGTGTGAACAGGTCGCAATGTGTGAAGGCAATGTATCGTTGCAAGAGGCAGCCAAGGTAGTGCTCCCCTTTTATGCAGATGAGCGAACAACGCATCCAGCAGGAGATCCGCCTTGCCATCAGCAAAGGCGACTGCCGAGTGTTCCGCAATAACACCGGCACGCTGCGTGATGCCAATGGTCGCCCAGTGCAGTTCGGTCTATGCAAGGGCAGTGCTGATCTGATTGGCTGGCGTACGGTCACCATCACACCAGAGATGGTCGGCCAGCGGATCGCTGTATTCACCAGCATCGAGGTCAAGACGCCAACCGGAAGGGTGCAGCCAGAGCAGAAGCAGTGGCTTGAGGCGGTGCAAGCAGCAGGCGGCATTGCTGGTATTGCGCGCAGTGTTGAGGATGCCAAGGCGCTGCTAGCGGCACAACCAGATGGCGTGCCAAGTGCCAGCCATCAGCAGCAAGCCGAGCAGCCCTGACCACAATGCCACGCGCAGCTCATGCTCGCGGATGGCGCGGTCAATCAGTGCTTGGATCTCCTGCTGGCTCATGCGCGCAAGGTAGGCACGCCGCAACTGGACAGCCGTATTGGTTGTAACGGCATGTGACTAACCACACTTGACCAAGGCGGAGCATGGTGTACCATTGACGCACGCAGGCACCGACCTGCACTGCAAATCCCAACCATGACCACAACACTGAGCCTGATCGTCGCCCTCCTGCTGCTACCACTGCTGGTGCTGCTATGGGCAACCGAGTCAACCGAGCAACGCGCCAAGCGACTGCACAGCTACGGCTGGTCGCAGCGACGCATTGCGGAGCATATGCGCATCACGCGCTACCGCGTCCGCGTTGCATTGGCGTAAAAAAAACGGGGGCAACCACGCCCCCGCCCTTCCTTACCACGACAATTCTATGACTGATCACGACATCTACTGGACACTGGCGACCGCTTGCCAATACGGCGGCAGCTTTTATCAGGCATTGGCGTATGCAGGTCTCAAGGCAGACCCCAGCAACAAGCGGCGCATCCTTGATGCGTTCCCCGAGATGGTCGCCACCTACGGCACCGCCAGCCGCTTGCATCAAGGACTGCGTAGCGGAGCAGTGGCATGACCAGCTATGTAACAGGTAACAGCAAAGAAATAGCAGGATTGCTAGCGGCCTTTGGTATTGAATGCAAAGGCGTTACGGCATTTCGCTTAAATGTTGAGCCAGAAAGCGTTGTCCGACTTGAGCTAGAGCGATGCGTTACCGACGATGAAGCATTAGAGATGACTCAATGGGTACTAGCAAACAACATCAAAGCGGAGCAACTTAATGACCTCTAACTCTGACTACCACGCCGACCCAGCCGTCAGCGCCAGCCACTTCAAAGCGGTAATGCAATCGCCTTACCACTACTGGAGCCGGTACGTTGACCCTGACCGCAAGCCTGTCGAGCCAACGGCTGCGATGAAGCTGGGCAGCCTTGCCCATTGCGCCATCCTTGAGCCTGACGAGCTGCTGCAGCGCTACGGCGTCTGCGCATCACGCACCACCAAGGCTGGCAAAGAGCAAGCCGCAGCCATGGAAGCCGAAGGCATTGAAGCTGTCACCAGCAGCGACATGGCACTGGCGCTCAGCATGGCAGCAGCAGTCCGCAACCATCCGGCTGCATCAGCGCTGCTAGCTGACGGCAAAGCAGAGCAGAGCTTTTGGTGGGATGACCCATCCAGTGGCCTGCGTTGCAAGTGCCGCCCTGACTGGTACTTCGGCTCAACCGTGGTTGACATCAAGACCACTACGGACGCCAGCCCGCAGGCATTTGCCCGCAGCGTGGCGACCTTTGCTTACCACATCCAAGCGGCGCATTACCTAGCCGGCTTGCACGGCGCTGAGCGCTTTGTATTCGTCGCGGTTGAGAAAACCTACCCGCACGCTGTTGCGGTGTATGAACTCGACGCTGATGCGCTTGCATTAGGGCGAACCACGCGCGACAATGCACTTGACGTGATCGCTGGTTGCAGGGCTGCCGATGTGTGGCCGGGCTACAGCGACACGGTGCAAACCCTAAGCCTGCCTCGGTGGGCAACAAATCCCATTCAAACAGAGACATTCTGATGACCAGCAATTTGACCATTACCACTTGGACACCTGACCAAGTGCAACTGATCAGCAGCACCATCGCTCCGGGCTGCACCAATGACGAGCTGAGGCTGTTTGCCTATGCCTGCCAGCGCACTGGGCTTGATCCGTTCAGCAAGCAGATCTATGCCATCAAGCGTGGCGGCAAGATGACCATTCAGGCCGGCATTGACGGCCTGCGTGCCATTGCCGAGCGCACCGGACAACTGGACGGTAGCGAGACCTACTGGTGCGGCGAAGAGGGCGATTGGCGTGACGTATGGCTCTCGGCTAAGCCGCCTGCCGCGGCCAAGACCATCGTGCATCGCAAAGGTAGTCAGCATCCATTTGTCGGTGTTGCTCGCTTTGCCGACTACAACGCAGGCCAAGGATTGTGGTCCAAAATGCCAGCCGCGATGATTGCCAAATGTTCTGAAGCGCTGGCACTGCGCAAGGCATTCCCTGCTGACATGTCCGGCGTGTACACCACCGACGAGATGGACCAAGCCACTGAGTCTGTAACAGTGACCACCGAGGCCGCTCCGGCGTTGCCTGCGGTCAAGGCCAAGGACACCAGCAAAACCTTTACCGCTGGTGCTGCTGCCATCGCCAAAGCCAAGAGCCTTGCAGACCTTGAAGAACTGCAACCGCGAATGACGAAACGGCTAGAAGATGGCGACCTGACGCAGGAGCAACACGACAAGCTCTTGCAGCAGATGCTTGAAAAGGAGGCGGAACTTGTATCTGACGACTGAACAACTAGCAGAGCGTTGGGGCTTGAAACCTAGTACGATCAAGTCCCAGCGGCTTCGCGGTCAGGGTCCGCCCTACTACACAGTGCCGCGGTTTGGCTTGCCACTGGGCGAGTCACGGGTCAGGTATCCATTACCGGATCTCTTGGCCTTTGAAGAAACACATTCCATCACTCCAATCAACCCATGAGTCTTTACGCATCCGGCGTTGTTCGTATCATCAGCGAACCGCAAATCAAGTTCTTTGATTCCGGCACCAGTGTTTGCACGTTTGGTGGCGGCATCAGCGAAGGCAAAGACAAAGACGGCAACTACATCAACAACGCCATCGACGTTGAGGTGTGGGGCAAAGGCGGCGAAACCATTGCTGACAACTGCAAAAAAGGCGACAGCATTATGGTGACCGGCTCTGTCCGCCGCCAGGACTGGACCGACAAGGAAACCGGCGGCAAGCGCAGCAAGCATGTGCTGAGCGTGCAACGGTTTGAGTATCTCCCACGCGCTAAGGCAACCGAAGTGGAGCCTGCCTTCTAATGGATGAAGCCACCCTCAAAGCAGCCTTTGAGGAATGGTGGCGTGACAGTTATGGGGTGCCTCCGGGCACCCATGCTGTTATGACGCACACCGCCTTCGCTGCATACATTTTGCAACTGATGGAGCTGATGCAGGATGACCGATCTAGTTAATCACCCGCCACATTACACGCAAGGCGACATCGAGTGCATTGATGCCATCCGCGCTGCATTAACGGCGGAAGAATTTAAGGGTTATTGCAAAGGTCAAGTGTTTAAGTACATCTGGAGGTCTGAGCACAAGGGTGCTTATGACCAAGACATGCGCAAAGCTAATTGGTATATGCAATGGCTGATCGGTTAGCCAAAGGCAAAGGCCGCAACTTTACGGTCAACATCCGCATGAGCCGTGAGGAGATCGAAGCCGCTCGCAAGCTAGGCGACGGTAACATTTCAATGGGCTTTCGGCAGGCCATCCGCTATGCCTGCTGGAAAGAGATGAAGCCGATCACGCTGAGCACTATGCTGCGCAGCGCGGCTGTTATGGCGCAAACCCTCGAAAATGCCACTCGTTCAAGTTCCATGCCCTAAGTGTGGTAGCCGCCGCAATTATGTAGCAGCCACCAATAGCACTAAAGAGGCCATCATCCGCCGCCGCAAATGCAATGCTTGTGACCATTACTGGTACACACGGCAAGAGCATGAGCAGTTGGTTTCACGCTACGACATCACCTACATCGGAAAAAAACCGATTATGAAACTCGATTGCGACCCCAAGGAACAGCAGCAGCGCCAAGACGAGCTAGAGGCGCGCTACGCCGCTGATGGGCGGCACGACAAAGACCATCCCATGCACGCCCTGTACACCGGACTAGCAGAGACCAATGATTCTGTGTGACTTCGAGATCCAAGAGCTGATCTGCAACGAAGGCATGGTACAAAACCATGATCCTGAGCTGGTTAACCCTGCCAGTCTTGATCTGCGGCTAGGTGATCTGATCCTGCTGGAATCCGTGCAATCGCACGAAATGATCCCGCTTTCGATCAAACACTACACGCCAGAGCACCCATACGAGCTGGTGCCGGGACAGTTTATCCTTGCGCAGACGGTTGAGACCTTCAACATGCCCGAGGATGTTGCTGGTTTGTTCTTCCTGAAGTCAAGCCGCGCGCGTGAAGGATACGAAAACCTACACGCCGGCTATGCCGATCCGGGATGGCATGGCAGCAGCCTGACGTTGGAACTGAAAAACCAGCGGCAGCTACAACCGTTGCCGATCTATCCGGGCTTGAAGATCGGGCAAATGGTGTTCTTCCGCATGAGTCAGCGCCCTGCGCTTAGCTATGCCGCTGTAGGGCATTACAACAACGACAAGCTAGTCACGGCCAGTAAGGTCAGCGAGCAGGTCTTTGGCCGCGTCAAGATGCCACGGCTCAACGCTGCATGATCGCATCGCTTCTGCTGCCAGCCATTTGATCTGTGATCGCTGGCTAGCTTCCTGCTCTGCCAGCAGCAGGCCGTACTCCAGCAAGGCGTTGTAATCCTTGGCGGCATGTAGCTGGCGCAACATGTTAGCGTTGGCAGCGCCATGAAATTGTGCTTCCATTGTGTGAACAAAAGGATTCATCATGTCTGACAGCATCAAAGACTATCTCAACAGTATTGCTAGACATCCACTGTTGACAGCGCAGCAAGAGATACAACTTGGCCGTCGTGTCGTCAGATGGAGAGAACTGCGCGACAAGGAGCAGTTAACCCCAGACGAGCGGCGCGAGCTGCGCAGCGGTGAACGCGCCCGTCAACGGTTTATTCAATCCAATCTGCAACTGGTCGTTCATGTAGCGCGCAAGTACGACCGCAGGCAGAACAAGACGCTAGAGCTGATGGATCTGATCCAAGAGGGCAATATCGGTCTTGCGCGTGCTGTTGAGTTGTTTGACCCCGCTCGGGGGTACAAGTTTTCGACTTATGCCTATTGGTGGATACGTCAAGGCATCACACGGGCGCTGATCATGCAGGATTCGATGATCAGACTGCCATCATCGCTGCATGAGCAGTTGTACAAGATTAACCGCACAGCACAAGATCTAACGCATAAGTTGTGCCGCCAGCCAACACTGATGGAGCTGGCTGATGCTACTGAGATGGATGCCAAAGATTTATCAATGATGCTGAAGCGTGCCTACAAGGTAACTAGCTTAGACCAAAAAGTGCAAGATGCCGAAAGCGGATCAATTTGCGACACCATTGCAGATCCATCTTGTCTTGAAGAAGATGTTGCAAGATCACAGGAAATAAACAGCATGATGAGATATTTTTGCAAGTATCTTGACCCGATTACGCAACAAGTAATACAGGCCAGAAACCTAGCCGTACCAGTCACTTGGACCGCTTTGGAAGATCAGATGAATATGAACAAAACCAGACTGCAAAACATCGAACGTCGTGGCATGAATCGGCTGCGTATGCTGATGAGTAACCCTTTGGACGATACGCCGCTTGGACATGTCACCACCAACAATCCATAAAGTCGGAGATATATACAGGGTATGCCTCAACGGCATGTGTAAAGATCATCGCCAAGCATGGCAGGCACTGGTTTTTTATCACCAGATGCTTAATCAGTCAACCAATCCTGAATCTTTAACGCGCGATCTTCTGTCCAAGAAGTTTGACGGCTGAACCATTCACGCCACTCGTTGCTGCCCTTTTTGCGGTTGCAGTTTTTGCAAGCAGGCACAAGATTAGATGCCACCGTAGCACCGCCCTTGTGCCGTGGTTTGACATGATCTAGCGTGTCAGCAGGTACACCACAGTAGGCGCATTCGTGGTTCCATGCCTCGAATAGTTGTTTTCTGAATAAATGCTTCGCATTGCGTTTCGTAATAAGGCTTGAGCCATCAATCAGATGATCCACGCAATTCAGGGATAGGTAACACTTGGACCGCTAAGCCCAAGATGTGATCGTTTGACGGCGCTAACTCAGTGAGCCGCGCCACAAAGTCATCTGATACCTCTTGCGGATCCTCATTGTCGCTCTCAACGACGATGGTGTATTCAACCTCAAGGACGTACTGCCTCATACCGTCGGTCTGCATGTGATGTCAACACCACCGCGCTCTCTTGGTCTTAGCGTCATCCAGATACCACCTAGGGACTTTGGCATCACGATACGCTCGATCGCCCAACCGCCAGTAGCACCAAACTCTTGCTTGTAGGTGCCGGTTTGCAGGTGCCAGCGTTGCTCAACCCATGCCTTGCCATTTTCCGCGATGCGGTAACACGGGTGCGCAACGATGCTGCGCTCGTGGTTGTGACCATTCACCATGATGTCAGCATCAGGCGCGATCTGCGCATAACGACCGCCCCCCATGGTGCCTTTGGTGACGATGCCGCCCCATGCGCCATGATGGAAGAACAGCGTGCAGCGGCGTGTTCTGCCTGCTTCTTGCCTGAACGCAAACCGCACAAAGCCTTGATAGCCCATGTGCTCGGTGACGGCACCATCGTTGCGCATCAGCCGCACCACGTTCTCCAGCGGGTCGATCTCTTGATTGTTGAGCACAGCAGTTTCGTGATTGCCATCGCCCATCATCAGGATCATGTCGCCGTAAGGCTTGAGCAGATCGGCTGATTCGCGGAATACCAAGTCAAAGTAGTTACCGCCTAGGTGTTCTGGTCTGATGTCGCCTTTGCTGCCGCGACGGTCTTTCTTGCCTTGCATCAGGCACAACACATCACCAAACATCAATGCATGACCGCCAAGGGCTTTGCATTCTTCAAGGTGCTGCAGCAGCAGCCTGCGGTCGCATTTTGGGTTGTCGAGGTGAATGTCTGACAGCAGCAGGAACGTTGCCTCTTCCTTGTGGCTGTGATACGGTATGCGTATCTCTAGAAGCTCTGGCGATACTCGCGTCGATGTGATCGCCATGCCGTCTGTAGCGGCTTACACAGAAAGTCTAATAGTCCCATCTGACTCTTGGCCTGCCTTGACGTATCCCAAGATGCACGAAGCCTTTAGGCGCGCCATAACCGAGTGAATACGGCCATTGCTTATCGCACCAGCTCTGGACGGCTTTAATGTCAACGCCTTTGACGTAGAAGTCCACCGCACCGACGCTGGGAGCGTTGTACAGGTGCTCTGATGCACTGGCACCACCTACTGAGCGATTGATTGCTGGCGGTCGATAGCCGCTGGTGATCACAATGGGCTTACCGCCAAATGCGCTGCGCACACGCTCAAGGAATGCAGCCAGCTCAGCAGCCGTGTCAATTTGATGCTGATGGTCAAATCTGCGCGGTTCTTGATCAAGCGCAAACTCACCGATGCGGATATGTGGCGTGATGCGTGCGCTGAATGGGCTTTTGGGCGACAGCTTGGCAGGTTGCTGCTGGATCTCGACGCGGCTGCCAGACCATAGTTTGCCTTCGGCTTCACGACGACGCCTAAGGCCAGCCTCGAAGCTGCTGCCGGGATTGCGATATAACAGCATCGCCTCAGGCACCGCAGGCCAGTCACGCTCACGCAGCCGCTTGCTGATCGTTTCAAAACCAGCAGCACCATAGAAGCCACTGCCGAGGTTGTAGGCAAAACTGATCAATGCAGATTTCTGATAATCTTCCATCTCTTGCCAATGCGGCACGGTGGTGCGCAACCGCTCAGCAATGCTGTCAACCTCTTGCCGCAGAAGCATGTCAGCCTCGACGCGGTTGATCTTGTCGCCTTGCTTGACCCTGCGACCATCGGTGTAGCGCGTCGTACCCCAGCCGATTGTCCACACGCCAGCAGGGCACTTGTACGCCTCAAGGTGGCAGCCCTCGAACTGCTGGATTATCTTGAGCGCAGCGCTTAGGTCAGCCTGCTTGCCCGACTGGCTCCAAGTGCTAAACCACGGCTGATCCCTATTTAACAGATCAGGCGCAACCTTTAATAGCTGCTGCTCTAATTCAACGATGGCGGCAGCCTGATGCGGCAGCCCACGCCAGTACTTAAACAGCGCCTCAAGTCTGACTGGTGTCTTTGTCACGTTTCCATGGTGCATGAATGGACATGGCGCCGCCTAGCAATCGGCTATCGCCAGTTTGCAGCTCTGGATCTATCGGCTCTTCGCGGATGGTAGGCGATGCAGTATTTGGCGGCTGACTGGTGTGCCATTTGTCGATTTCGGCGTCGATTTTTGCAGGCAGGGTCAGCTCAAACCACCACCGACGGATGGCTTGCTCTAGACGCCGCTCCCATGCAGGCTTGCCGAATCGGATCAGCCCTTTTTTGCTTTGATGGCACGCAGGGCGTGAAACACCAATTGGATGATGCTGTTGTCACGCAGCGGCGACAGTGCGATCAGCTCAGACGCAGCAGCAACAACGATCCAAAAAGCAGGATGAGACAGAAATTCCATGTCAGCACATAGGTGGCCGTGCTTCCAGCATAGTCACGCGCTGCTCGACGCCATTAAGACGAGTGAATGTTTCTTTGCGGTCTTCTTTGATATCAGTATGAAGCACCTCAAGCTGCGTGGCGATGTGCTCAACAGCAGCGGTCAACCTGATCACGGCATCACGGGCTTCGTCATTGCGGCGCGAAAATCCCATGGCACCCATCGCTGCCACTGAAATGGACGCACCAGCGACAGCAGCGACGACTTCGATCATGTATCCAATTTAGCGGCCTTGACCCCTGAGCGGTTTCTTACCGCGCCGCCTTGGCCTGCTGTGTTGACCGTAACCGATGCTGGTTGTCTTAGGCGGTCCCGGCTGATGCTCAATGCGAGCAGTACCTTGCTTTGAACGTACAGCCATCAGGTAGCGATCAATCCAAGGGTGCGAAGATGAGCCAGAGCAGCCTCTAGTTTGGCTTCCAGCTCAACACAATACTCAAGCAGTTCTGTCACCGTTGGCGTTGTTGCATCAGCAATCGTGACGCTGCCATCAGCCGTTGGTAATGCACCCGACGTGGCAGTGGTAGTCAGGTTGGCAACCGCAGCAGGCTGTACAACAGGCGTGGCATTGTAAAACCCGATCTTTTGCGTTGTAGCCGTCCCGATCTTGGTGCCAGTTGTGGTGTCAAAGACCAGATCAACAGCATCAGCAACGGTGATCGCAGCAGGCTCAAGCGTGACCTTCGTGGTCAATGCGCCATTGTCAATCAGCTTGATGCGCAGTCTGCCATCTTCAGTTGCATCACTAGCATCAACAATGCTGCCTTCAATGGCGCAATAATCGACCTGCGTCGGCGGTGAGGCGTCATTGTGCGCCCGATAGAACACCGTGCTGATCAGGTCATCATCCTGCGCAACGGTCGTGTCACCACGCTTATGCAGCATCGTGATGTCAGCCGCAGAAGCAGCATCGTCAACAACCGCCTCAACATTCAACGCTGTACTGGTGACAGTCGTGCTGACATGCAACGGATAGGCAGGATCTGGCTCATGCACGCCGACGTACTGCCCCTTCAGTCTGACGCGCATGGCAGATGTGCCAGCATCAGCGCTCATCAGGTCAACAATGCCAACCTCTGCAGCGCTAGTCGGGCTTGATGCCGTAGCAGTCAGTTGACCATAGACCTGATCATTGCCTGCGCTGTCTTTGCCGCGAAACTCAATGTTGCCAAGGTTGTCATTTGCCGCAGGGCTGCTGCTGTTGCGGTACAGAACCAGATCCGGCGCTGTATCAAGCCCGCTGTCGGTGTTCTCAATGATGACCTGATCGGTCGTGTCAGAACTGAACAGGTGCAACTGCGCGGCAGCGGTGCCAGTGCCCAGTTGAAAGCCTGTAGTCGTAAATTTTCCGATCAGCGCGCTGTTATTGGCAAACGCCGTTTCGTTGGTGCCGCTGCGATAGATGCCGGTCAGGCCAGTATCAGCAGTCCATGCCAGCCCCGGAGCGCCAACGGTGCCGCTGGGCAGGTTACGCAGGAAGGTGCCGTATTGGATCTTTTTGTTCTTGTTGGCAGCCGTTGCCTCCGAGTCATCAACGATCGGCAGCAGGTCTGCTGCAACTGGTGCAGTCAGTTCTGTCAGATCTGTAATTTTCTGGTCAGCCATCAGCTATTCCAAGGCAGGCCGGTCAGTTTGGTCGGATTGATGCGCTCTTCAATTTGAGCGGTCAATGCGGCTTCGACTGCTGCCACTTTATCGGCACCCAGCTTGTCTTTCACCCAGCCGGTCACGATCTCAGCGGTCAGATTCTCGAACGGGATCAGCTTTTTGCTAGGGCGCTCCAGACCGATGCTGCCGTAAGCGCTGGCAGTGTACGGGTTGCCTTCAGCGTCAAGCTCATCTGAGATGGCAGCCACGACGTAGTGCGCTGTGAAAACGTAGCCGTCGGCGGATTCGCGCTCAAGGTTGGCGATCGCCCAGTTGTAGGTGGTGGTCATGATGGTGCCGTGATTCCCGCAGTTTACGTTGGCTGTCTAGTGAAGGTGGCTACTGGGTTTGAAGTTCACAGCGGTAAGTGCCGTACTGGACGCCTTCAAGCTCGGCGGCGATTTCGTAGAGGGAGTCAATACAGTTGAACGCGGACCAGTCGTGATCGATGTGATCCGCAGCAGCTCGCAGGGCGGCGGCGATCTGAAGGTTTCTTACAGGAGAGACCGGTGCGCCCCAAAACTCGTGCAAAATCGCTTGCGTGGCGGGGGAGAAGTCAGTCATCGTATTCACCATCAGAGAAGTATTGGAACCAGTAGTGGTTAGCTTCGCGTTCGGCTATTTGCTGATTGGGTGCAATTACTTTCCAAAGTCCTTTGCAGCATGAGATTTGGTAGCCATTCTTGAGTTTGCGACGTTTGATGTGTTGTTCATTCATCGGGGAGTTGCTCCAGGGCGCGGCTGATAAGTTGCCAGTCTTCAACACGCCAAGCTCCGGTCATTAGGCGCTGCTGTGCCTCAAGCGCTTGCTCCTTCAAGCTCGGCGGCTTGGGGCGGCGGGCGGCGCGGAGGCTGGCCACTGTCATCCCGTCGAAATACCGATCTTTTTCTGGAAGCGCAGAACCATCCGCCAACTGAATGATGGCCTCCAGCTCCTGGTCGGCGCCCCATTGGGCGGCGCGGGTGGCCAAGTGGGCGTTGTAGTCACGCTCACGCACAGCTTCTTCTTCCCACTGCTGCACCAGCTCCAGCGGTGGGGTGATGGGGTGCTTGTAATCTTGTCGGGTCATGGTTTCTAGGGAACTGTGGCCAGGGGCAGGGTGTTGACGCACGCCTGCCCTCACACACTACCACACGGCGTCAAGCCCAACCATCCGGTAATTCCAGACAGTTGAGCCAGACCTCTCAGAGAGTAGGACTACGAGGCTTTGAGAGCTGCTACTTCGGCTTCCAACGTTTCAATGCGGAGCTGAGCTTCTTGGAGAGCTTTGATAGCCATCCACATCATTTGTTGCTCTTTGACGCCCATGCGAACAATTTCTTCTTTGGCAGGCTCAATTTCGGTACCATCTTCGCCAAGTTTTGCTGGCTCGGCTTTTTGCTTAATCCACTCAGTAATAACCTCTGGGCAATAATCAGCAACCTGCTGTGCTATAACGCCATAGCGAAGGTCATCCGTATCGGCATCTTCGTTGTAATGAAACTTTTTAAGCTCCCAGTGCTTAAGACAATTCCAAGTACTGTCAAGATTTACAATGTTTTTCTTTTCGCGCTCATCGCATAGATTGGCATTATTGCCGCTGTAGTTTGCAATGCCGCCATTGGAGCGCACTTCCATCCTCAAGTTAGTTGTATCACCACAATAAAAAAATTGATTGCTAGTACCGTTTGGCGCAGTCCCCGAATAGCTGATAATCACGCCATTTGGATTAGCAGTTATATTTCTTATACCTAAAGTCCATTGTCCAGTTGCGGTTTGATCAAAAGAATGGAAATCGGAAGCCCCTGCTTGTATTCCGTAATAAGAACCATTTGGGGAGAAAAGGGAGTATCCTTCGGCATTAATTCTTGCCCGCTCCGTCGGAGAAGACGCCGAGTCGCTCGTAGTGGAGAACACTAGTCTGCCCGGATAGTCGCTAGACGCCGATGTCCCATCGCTGACGCCTTCGATGCGTGCATAAACACCGCCATCGTTTGCTGCGTAATCAATAAATCCTATTGTTGATCCAGTAACAATCGACGCTGGCGCTAATCCTCTGCGAAGCAAAATTGAACCAGAGCCAGTTGCTCCGGCGCTGCTTCCTTCGATTTGAAGCAAATTATTGCCTTGCGAAGTAGACGTGCCAACTAACAACCTGCCGGAGCTGTCGATGGTTGCGTGTTGAGTTACACCAGCGTTAGTGCTGAACTTGATGCTATTTCCAGAATCAGCAGCAAGCAGCAAACTATTCGTGTCCCAACTCAGGTAGCCACGACGCGTGCCGTTGTCTTTGTACTCAACGCGAGCGCCACCCGCTGTTGTATCCCAGATACCTGCTACTCCACCACCCGTTGCGCCAGCGATGTGTAGCTTTGCGCTAACCGTTGTAGTGCCAATCCCTACCGCATCTGCCGACGCATCAACAAAGAACAAGTTGGCGTTGGTATCGCCTTCAATGCGGAAGTCGTAATTCTCGCCGCCGTCATTGAATACAACCTCACTGGCGCCCCACTCAACACGCTCGACGCCGCCTGTGCTGACATTGACCTGATCAGTGCCGCCGCTGAAGAAGCCCGTATCAGTGCCGCTGTCCTTGAAATAAATCGACGGCGCTGCAGCAGTGCCATCCTCAAATGCAATGCTGCTCCACTCGCCATCAAGCTGGAATAGCGTCACCCAGCCATCATTGGCCGCATTGCGCAGCTTCATCACCGGCGGGCTGCTGCCAGTGTCTGCCCAAAGCATGTATGAGTACGTCGTGCTCGGCTCTGTCGCGTTGCTGTTGTTGCTGACGATTGCCGCCAGCGCATTGTTCAGGTCAGCCCTGACAGCCGCACCAGAAGCATTAGAAATGACGTAATCGTGGGTTGCCATGGTTAGGTCTGTTCAGTGCCGTAGCCGCTTGCAACATACTGGAAATTGCGATCTAC